TCCTTACTGCCGCCCCACAGTCGTGCAAGCAGGACTGGGTGATCGTCGGCCTGATATTTAACTGCTATATCAGCTAAGTGCTTGGTAAAGTATCCTTCGATACCAAACCGAGCGCGCACTGGGTTAGCCTCGTCAAAGTTAACGACAAAGCCCCCATCGCCATACCCTTCAGAAATCAGGTGAGGATTTCTCACCTTCCTTCGGAGATATCGCCACACAGGGTAGAACCGCTTATCGCAATATGAATAATCATCATAATGTGACTTTCGGGTCATCCTGAAGAACGCATAATGCCGTGAATCGTCCACCCGAAAACCTCGGGTATACGAAACACGACGTATGCTATTCGCAGCGAGGTATGTCTTAGAATCGCCTGTGATCATTTCTCTTAAAAAGAAAGGCTTGCAGTCGAGTCCGTTAAACCAATGACTTCCACAGCTCTCGCGAAAATACCCAGAGGAGAAACTCTTCTGTTTATTAACGCTAAAGCCATAGAAGCCAGAGACTTTAACGAAAAGTGAGTAAGCACCTACGGGAATAATTACATCATCCCCATAAACACTGACGTCCTTTGTATCGATATGCAAATATTCACATACTGCATAAGCGATAGCGTAGAAGATCAGTGACTCCAGTTCGAAAGTAAAGCCATTCCCCATACTGGAGAATTTCTCGTAGTGGAATTGATGCTTTCCCAAGACACCGAACCTAGATCTAATAGTGTCCATGACGCTTAGCCAACCGTTAGGAAGAAGTTCCCTGACAGTTGATTCTGCAATCGTGTCACTAGCAGCAGAAAAATCAACGGTGGCGAGTTTATTAGACAAGCTACCTTCTCGTGAGAGAAGTTGATTTCGATACTGTGAATTTAGATCTACGCCAACCCAACGAAGCCGTCGACGAATAAGATCTCCAATGCCTTTTTGAAACCAGAGGTTTAATCCTGGCTCAACGGCAATGGTTCTATCCGTCTTCGAATTCTTGGGCACGGTGACAACCTTATTTCCATTGAAGATTTGTCGTTTAGACAGATCCCAAGAGGGATAGATTCCTGCGTAAAGGGAACCCATAAGGTCATCTAATGGACGCGTCGTTCCGTTTTCCGAACGAAACTTATTGACCGGGCTGGTATCTACTCCCTTTATAAGGAGTGTGACACCAGGCCCCCAGCCAGACGAGTCTATCCAATCATCAAAAGGGAAGATACCCAAAATGGAATCAATTTTTCTTCGGATTGCAACATGCAATCTGGAGCCAATCTCACGATTGATAGTGAGGTGGTGATATCCACGCAGGTTCGTCTCTTTACAGCTTTTCTCAGCATCCTTGAACTTTTCTAAAGCAGTAGCTTTCAAATCGATTTTAGTCGATAGAAAGTCCGCCTTAGATAGGAACTTGGTCGCTAAGTAGGCGTCTCGAAAGCTCATGGGATCGGAATAATGATCCGGATTGATATCCAGCTCGACGAGCTGTTTATGTTCATTATTACTAAACATAAGCCAGCACGTCAAAGCCCTAGGGCAATCGAGAGATGATAGATAATACTCGACGACTTTTGTCGTCGTACCGTGAACTTTGTTCAAGGTGATTCCTTTCAACAGCTAAAGCTGTTAGAATGGTATTAAGGATTTCCGAATCAGAACACCGATTCGTAGTCCTGGACAGCCGCTGCAAACGTGGTGCTATTCTGGAGAAATTCCACCAGATGCCCCATGAGCAGATTCCTCTCTTCGACCGTCGACTTTTTATGGAAGACGATCTCGAGATTGACCAGATTTTCCCCGATCTTCAGGGTATCATCTGTGGCGTCCATCACCGGATGAACAAGTTTGACTTGTTCACGGATGACTTGGCTTCCTTTAGTCGGCCTACGGACAGACAAACTGAGTCGCTTTTCGGCATCATAAGTATCGCCGGCAAGCGTCCAGATTGCCACTCCGTTTTGGTCGATTCGGGAAGGGGTGTAAGAAACAGAGCCGGTAGCGCCCGAAAGCGTACCGTCCCAGTTCTTACCGGTTTGAGCAGCAAAAGCTGACATGAAAACTCCTACGAATTCACTTCAGTTGGAGGAATAGTGCTACAGCTGAGGCGATGTGTCCTTTACTGACAGGATTCTTAAACGAAGGAATCGGTAGATCCGGAAGCGTAATAACTTCTCGCTTACAGTATACCGTCTTCCTTTTAGTCGTTTTCTGAAGCCTGAACCAGTGCAAGTACCCTTCGTCTCCACGTCCGAGGTCAATGGCTGATGCCAAGGGCCGTTGAATCGTGTTAGGAATAGCACCGTCGTGCGCATAAAGGCTTACAGTTCGTGTAATCGTTTCAACGATAAACACGGTTTTGTAAGATTCTTTAAGCGTAAGGCCGTCGAGTGAACTCAAGCTTATGAGCCAGTTGCCGATCGGTAAAAACCAATCAACAACAAAGCTCAAGGGCAAAAGTTCCCAAGCGACGTTCTTCGGGTTAGTGAATCCCAAAGAGGCTGCCTGCCGTTTCAAGCGATCGGGGATGGTAAAACTCGTGCCGTATTTAACACGAATTGAAACTTCCCTTTTCTCTATAACGGAGGATCTGGGTATGTAAGCGTGAGGTGGTCCGAAGGTTAAAGGTGTTACAATATCCTTCGTATACGTCGCCTTTGCATGCCCATTGGACTTAAACGGAGAGGCTCGCAAGATATACTCAGCGAGACTCTCAGCGGCGCCTTGTAAGTCGCCGACTAACGGTTTAATTCCATACTTCCACGCGAGGAAATCGCTTGCGCCCTCTTTTGGAGAGGTCGGAAACAATACCTTAAACGCCGCTAAGATCCTACCTTTCTTAAGATTGGTGAGAGCTTTCGCGATACGTTTAGAGATGTCGGCCATTTGGTTAATGGTCTTCATCCCCTGTGCAAGTTCAGTTGCCAGATCTACCTTTTGATTCGCTAGCTTGAGATAATGACGTCTGAGCGCAGTTTTACTGAGCGCAGCCGTTTCATCCTGCCAGCGTGCCAAGAGGTCAGCCTGATCTGTCACCTGTCGGCTATCCCAAGCCCCGATAATCGGGGTTATTGGATCGGATGTATATCCGATACTAGACCATGGAAAGAAACAAAAATCTCCATAGCCTAGAAAATAGCCTAACCAGTTTGCGTTGGAAGTGTAGGTCCAGACGGGATAGCCGGAAGGGGTGTCTTTAAACAACCCCCCGATACTAAACCCATCTGTACTTCCAGTCTGATGGAAAAATTCAAGGTCGTTTACTTTCGCATCTACGGGGAGGCGCTTGTTGTGACGAGTCCACTTCCGATTAATCGGACGAAGACTCCTTCTCAACTCAGGCACCCATCCATAACGCGTAAGTTCCGCTCTTGGATCATAACCCTCAGATTTGATCCGAAATGTACCATCCGGGAGGTACTGCAAAGTCCAACCAGGTGGGATAAAGTTCTTATCAAATTTCGGACCAACGCGCACGGGTCTAGAACGACGCCAATCCATCTTATCGGTAATCAGCTCCTTTCGGAGCGTCTTATCTTTACCGGCGAGTTTTACAGGAGGAGGTTTCCTCTTGTACCACTCGAAGAGTTTCTGGCGAAATCTAGACACGTATTTCTTGCCCTTGAAGGAGACGTTTCTATCTGTGGTAGTCCTTTTAAGCAAACAAGGGAAAGCAGGATAACCGCTCGTGAGCAAATACCCGTCTTCATCCCCATTAACCGGTCCCAAAGGGAACGTTTGAAAGGGGGTGTAAACGAGTCGCCACGGTTGGTCAACACTGCTAACGTCTTGATTGATATTAGGCACAGAAAGCTCCACAAGTAACAAGTGTTAGCGCTCACTAAGCGCCAATATATCTCTCGAAAGAGAGACCCGGGTCTAAGCGAAGTAGCTTATGAGCCAGTCGAGAAAGTTGCGAAAGAGGAGTGTAAACATCTCCACAATCGCTTCGATCAAGTCTGCGTTCATTTGTGTCCTCCGCGTTTATTTCCCGGTGGCCGAACTTCGTCCATATCCTTTCGACAGTCGGGACAAATCACGATTGGTTCACGCATCAGCATCCAAATCAGCACTACAAAGAGCAGATTGCACGCTCCAAGCAGTGCGAAGAGGATGTAAAATGCAAGAATCATCATGGTAGCCCTTTCAGTCTGAGGATTG